TTGGGTCTTTCGGGTTATGACGCGGGTCCATCTTGGTCTATTCGTGTTACGGCAAATGTTGACCCAACTACAATTGGTTTGAGTTCTGCCGTTGGAACTGTGTTCACTGCAAACTTCACAGGTTCATCTTCAGGAAACACAATCGAAATAACAAACCCTTCTAATTTACCAAACGAAGTTGAGAATAATCTTAACACTCAAATCAGAATGTCTGATGGTAGTGTTTCAACATTACAAGGATTTTTCAATTCTTACTTACAAGATGTTTATAGTTCAGGAGCAACTTCAGGTAATACTGTTTCTATCTTTGGTGCTATACCTGAAAATGATTTCAACTCTTTAGATGCAACATATATCTATCAGAACAATCCTTTAGAGACTTACAGTGTTAATTTAGTTGATAACGATTTGTCTGCAGGTTCTAACGATGTTTGGTATTATGCAAACTTCGTTGATACCACAGGTGATGCTTATACAGGATATTCATTTTATTTCGTAACAAGCTCATTCACCGCTACAACAGGTACTTCAAGTTTTGCTGGTACAATATCAGGTGCTTCCTTCAGTTTTTCAGGAACTGCCTATAGCGACTTTAATGATATGGTTGTTGCAACAGTTCGTTCAAGAGGTATATCTTTATTTACAAATACAAGTACAAGTGTCAATCATGGTCCTGTGTACGAAGTAAGTGCAACAACGGGAGTAACTATGGTTTGTACTGAACAATATTCCGGTGTAACAAGTAATCCGTTCGGAACTTTCTTGTTATCAGGAATTACTAACGATGCAGATACTTTCTCATTTGAAGTTTCTTTATTGGCATCTTCCCCTCAATATATTACAAAGGTTTTAGGAATTGACAACTTTGGAAAATCAAGAACTCAGGTTCCTATCTATGTTGAAGAAATTTATCCAGGTTCGTTGAACGAAGCTTATAATCAAGGGTATATTCGTGGATTAGATTGTGAGTTAGTTTCTTTACCTGGAGCAAGGTCTCAAGACCCCGCTTCAATTGCTTACAAGTGTCAAAGATACCAATCTCCTGAAACTCCTTTCTTGGTTTCGGAATTAAGAGGTAATAAGGTTTACAACCTTTTCAAATTTATATCAATTTCGGATGGTGACTCTGCGAATTTTGAAATAAAAGTTTCAATCGCAAATCTATCTTTCAATAATATGACATTTGATGTTTTGGTTAGACAGTTTTTTGACACTGATTCAAATCCTGTTGTAATTGAAAAGTTCACTAACTGTAATATGGACCCAAGCACTAATAACTTTATTGCTAAAAAGATTGGTTCTTCTAATGGTGAATATGCTCTTATTTCAAAATATATCATGGTAGAAATGGCAGACGGAGCACCAATTGACGCTCTTCCTTGTGGATTCTACGGTTATAGACAAAGAGAATATGAGACTACAGACAATCCGTCACCAATGATTAAGTATAAAACAAAATACTTCTACCCTGGTGAAACGATTATGAATCCTCCTTTTGGAACATCTTCTGGAGGTTCAAATACAGTTGAGTCTGCTGGTGATGTAATAAGAAGAAGTTATTTAGGATTCTCTTCACAATATGGTATTGATGAATCTTTCCTTTCTTATAAGGGTAAACAAAATCCAACTAATTGGGTGAGTTCAGCATTTGAGGTTCCTGGTGAAAACTTCAACTATTTGAGTAAAGGTTTCCATATGGACTCAGGTGCGACTGTAGTAACAATATCAAATTCTTATCAAACAAGTGGAGAAACCGCTTTCGAGTGTGGTACCGCAAGCTTCACTAGTGACCCAGATACTCAAGAGAATCCTTATTATTTTATATACTCTAGAAAATATACAGTATGTTTTGCTGGTGGATTCGATGGATGGGACGAGTATAGAGAATTTAGAACTAACCAAGACAGATTCCAATTAGGTGCTTCGGGTTATTTAGCAGGTGCTTCACCTTCTTCAAAATATCCTACAGCAACTGGAGACGGTTTGTTCAAGAGAATTACAGTTCAGAACAACACATCTGATTTTGCAAATACCGACTACTATGCTTACTTATTGGGTATTTTGACTTATCAAAACCCTGAAGCAACAAACATTAACGTTTTTGCAACTTCAAGTATAGATTATGTTAACAACTCGAATCTTTGTGAAGAGGCTATTGACATGATACAATTCCAAAGAGCAGATTCTGTTTACATTGTAACAACACCTGACTATAACATGTATACTCCTGATGGAACTAGTCAATTCGAAATTATCTATTCTCAAGAAGCTGTAGATAATCTCGATAACACAGGAATTGATTCTAACTACACAGCGACTTACTATCCTTGGATTCTTGTAAGAGATACTGTCAACAATACCCAAATCTACCTACCACCAACGGGTGAGGTTGTTAGAAACTTGGCGTTGACAGATAATATTTCATTCCCATGGTTCGCGTCGGCGGGTTACACAAGAGGTCTTGTTAACTCAATCAAAGCTAGACAAAAACTTACACAAGAAGACAGAGATACTTTGTATCAAGGTAGAATCAATCCAATTGCTACTTTCTCTGATGTTGGAACAGTTATTTGGGGTAACAAAACATTACAAATTGCTGATTCAGCTCTCAATAGACTTAACGTCAGAAGATTGTTGTTACAGGCACGTAAGTTGATTTCAGCAGTCGCAGTAAGATTATTGTTCGAACAAAACGACCAAATTGTAAGACAACAATTCTTGGATAGTGTAAACCCAATATTAGATGGTATCAGAAGAGATAGAGGTCTTTACGATTTCCGTGTGACTGTATCCTCTTCACCTGAAGATTTGGATAGAAACACTCTTACAGGTAAAATTTATCTTAAACCGACAAAGGCTCTCGAGTTCATTGATATTGAATTCTTCATCACACCAACTGGAGCGTCTTTCGAAAATATCTAAAAAAATGGGGGGGGGACTTGTTCCCCCCTTTTAGCCAAAAATGAAAAAAGAGTTCAAAGAAGGATTTGAAGAACAAGGAACTCCTGATATGAAATATTACGCTTTCGATTGGGATGATAACATTGTTCACATGCCAACGAAGATTATACTTAAGAATGATGTTGGTGATGAGGTCGGTATGTCTACTACTGATTTTGCAAAATACAGAGAAAAAATAGGTAAAGGTCCCATAGATTATAATGGTGAAACTATTGTAGGTTATGCAGATAATGCTTTTAGAAACTTCAGAACAGAAGGAGATAAAACATTTTTAATTGACGCAATGAAGGCAGAACAAGGACCTGCTTTCGAGGACTTCAAAGAAGCAATTAATAATGGTTCAGTTTTTGCTATAATAACGGCCAGAGGTCATAATCCAAGAACTTTAAAACAAGCGGTCTACAATTATATTGTTGACGGTTTCGGAGGTATAGATAAAGACCAACTTGTGAAAAATTTAAGGAAGTATCGTGATTTCACAGACGAAGAGGAAATGTCAGACGAAGAAATGATACGTACATATTTGGATTTAAATAGGTACCACCCCGTGTCTTTCGGGTCGGAGAAGGGGGCAACTAGTCCCGAAGAGTTAAAGATTATGGCGATGGACGAATTTGTATCCTACATTAAGGAACTTGCGCATGAGTTAAATAAAAAAGCCTACCTCAAAAATGATGTAAAAAATCGCTTTGTACCAAAAAAACCATCTATAGGATTTTCAGATGATGATTTAAAGAATATAGAAGTAATGAAGAAACATTATGAAGGTAAACCAGAGGATAAAGTAAGAACTTATTTTACTGGAAAAGGCAAAGAAGAATTTAAATAATGAATATAGTTAGATAAAAAAAAGTCAATAGAAATATTTTTGAAACCACTATATTTATACTATATAAACGAAGAAACAAAAAAAACTAATATATCATGGCTGATTTACTAATGAAAATGCCGATACCGTATGAACCGAAACGTCAGAATCGATTCATATTAAGATTCCCATCTAGTTTGGGTATCAACGAATGGTTCGTGGAAAGTGCAAAAAGACCTTCAATCAAAATTGCAGGTACAGAAATTCAATTCTTAAATACTTCAACATTCGTTGCTGGAAGATTCAATTGGGACCCAATCTCGGTTAAATTTAGAGACCCTATCGGTCCATCTGCGGCACAAGCCTTAATGGAATGGGTTCGTTTACATGCTGAATCTGTGACAGGACGTATGGGTTATGCTGCGGGTTACAAAAAAGATGTGGACCTCGAAATGTTGGACCCAACAGGGGTGGTTGTAGAGAAGTGGATTCTTTACGGAACTTTCTTAACAAGCGTAGATTTTGGTGCGTTAGGATATTCAACAGATGCATTGGCTGATATCACAGCTGAGTTGAGAATGGATAGATGTGTGTTAGTTTACTAATACTCTTTATAAAAAATCAATACTTTTTATATTTAACCGTGGAGACTTAAACTCCACGGTTTTTTTATGGAAGACAAATCAAGAGAATACGGACAACAAAATTTAACATTACCACATGACGTGGTTCCATTGCCTTCACAAGGCATTTTTTATAAAAATAAAAAGAAATCAGTTAAAGTCGGATACCTTACAGCTTCTGATGAAAACATTCTTATGGGGGGAGGGACTGACCTTACAACCAATTTGTTAAGGGCTAAAATCTACGAACCCGATGTCAAAATCGAAGACTTGTTGGAAGGTGACGTAGAGGCTATCCTTATCTTTTTAAGGAACACTTCTTTTGGTCCTGAAATTAATGTTAACGCTACAGACCCAAAAACAGGAAAACAATTCACTACTCAAGTCAGTATGGATGAACTTAACATTATCAAAGGAGAAACTCCATCAGAGGACGGAACGTTCACAACAATCCTACCCAAGTCAAATTCACAAGTAAAATTGAGACCACTTACTTATGGTGAAATTATGGAGTTGAGAAAATTCGAAGAAAATTATCCAAAAGGAAGAGTGGTACCAAGTGTAACTTGGAGATTGGGAAGGGAGATAGTGGAATTAGACGGAGAAACAGATAAAGGAAAAATTGCAAAGTCTTTAGAGATTATGCCTATAATGGATTCCAAACACATCAGAAGATATTTGGACCAAAATGAACCAAGATTAGATATGAGAAGAGAAATTACAACCCCATCAGGAGAAAGACTAACAGTTAACGTTGGTTTTGGGGTTGAATTTTTTCGCCCTTTCTTTGGATTATAGAAAAGGACAATTAGACGAATTTTATTATCTTAATACATTAATGAAAATCAGTTGGGCTGATTTTATTGACATGCCCATATTTGTCAGAAAATATCTTTTGGACAAGTGGTTAGAACTCAATAGTAAGAGCTAAAACTTCATTTAATCTATTTATTAATAAATCACGGTAAATGCAAGATGCAAACAACCAAAATTCCAAGGATTATTTAAATGAACTGAAAGAAAATTTGAATTTTCTTTCTTCAGACAAATTAAAGCAAGCAGTTGCTAATATGGACGAATATGCTCGACAACTGAATAATACATTCGGGCAATCGAGACAAAGGATTTCTGCAGCAATGGTTGCACTTACAGATGCAGAACCAAGGATTGTAAGGTTGGGAGGTAGTATACTTAAGACCTACGAAACAATGGAGGACATATCCAAAGCCCTTCAAAGGAATGTTCTCATGAATGAAGAGATTGTTGCGGGAGTTTATGCAACAAGTAAAGTTTTGGGAGAAGATGCTGAAACTTTAACAAAATCATTCTCAGACGCGGGATATCAGGCATCTCTCATCGGACCACAAATGAGTGAAGCTGTTGTTAATGTACAGAATTTAGGACTCAATACCAAACAAGTGATGGGAGTTGTCCTATCCAACATGTCTGACCTCAATAAGTTTAATTTCCAAAATGGGGTTCAAGGAATGACCAAAATGGCAGCTCAAGCCGCCATGGTCAAATTTAATATGGCCGACGCACTTGAATTTGCAAATAGAGTACAAGACCCCGAGGGTGCAATCAATATGGCGGCAGGACTACAGAGACTTGGTGCTGCTGTTGGGGCTTTAGCTGACCCATTTGCTATGATGAACGCCTCAATTAATGACCCTGGTGCTTTACAAGATTCGCTTATCAATATGACTAAACAGTTTTCTTACTTCGACGAGAAAACTAAAACCTTCAAAATTAGTCCACAGGGAATTCTGACTATGAAGGAAATTGCCAAAGAGACAGGTATAAGTTATGATAACTTGGCGAAATCCGCAATCGGTGCTCAGGAACTTGATAAAAGATTATCTCAAATCAAACCTTCTATTAAGTTCGGTTCTGAAGAAGACAAACAATACATAGCGAACTTGGGTGCAATGAATGCTGAAGGTGAATATACTATCAAGATGGATAGTGGAATTGAGAAAAAGTTGACGGACTTAACACAACAAGAGTTTGATGACCTAATCAAACAACAAAAAGAAGCCCCAAAAACAGTAGAAGACATTGCCAGAATGCAGTTAAAATCTTCAGACGCAGCAAAAGCGGCGTTGGAATCTATCAATAAGGCATATTACAACGGTGTGGTATCTGCTAGGTTTGTCAGAGAAAATATAGACGCAATCAATAAAGGTGCAACCATAACCACAGGTGCACTTTCACAAAACGTAAGTACCGAAAGATTTAGAACCACTTTCGAAAATATTTTTGATACTGCTAGAGAAAGAATAAGTAAAGTTGTACAGGACCCTTCAAAAATAGGTGAGGTAATTAAACAATCTTTGGATGATTTGAAAAAGGGGTCTGGTAATATCTCAAAAGACTTACTTGGAGAAGCCAAAGGAATAATAGAAAATTTAGAAAAATCCAAAGGACAGGTTGGGAAAGATTCATTCATAGGACAGCAGTTCGACAATTTTATAAAAAAATTGGGTGATATTGAAGCAATACAAAAAGCTCCAACCGTAGGAGGAAAAACGGGTACAAAAGTTGAACCAATTGTAAGTTCAATTTTGTTTGGAAACCAACAACAGGCTCTACAGAATTACGTATTATCAGAAAACAAGACTGAAATTAAGGAGTCCAAAACGACAGTTGATTTTACAGGAGACGTAACTTTCAAAGTTGTAGCTCCTCCAGGTATGTCAGCCCAACAATTTGAAACTTACATTGCAAGTGACGAGTTCAAAAAATTAGTTTACAACCACTGGTTATCCAAATCAAAAGAATTAGAAAGGGTAAGATAATTGTTTGAAAAAATTATCCTTAACCTATTTATATTAAAATAACTTGATGGGTACAACATTAGACTTTGCAAGTTCAGATGCGTTTAGAAAAAAGTTGATGACAAGGAACTTGACCCCCTATGCCAAGTCCCCAAGAAGAATTACCCCACCAATAAATTTTGAGTATACTCAATCTGATTATGCTGTCAAAGATTCACCTGATTCTTTAATTGATACACCGTCTTTTGCGGATGGATTGTACCCACTAAATCAGTATGGTGCTGAGGGTGGTTACAAACAAGTCCCTGACCCAGGTGCTCTGATGAATTCAAAATCTAATGAGGGTGAATACGATTACAGGGATGCAAATATTGTTGTAGAAGCTCCAATAGCGAGAGACCAAGGATTTCCTGGAGTGGCTCCAGCTTGGAGACCACTTAATGCTTACTCCACCAATAACAGTTTGGATGGTGGTGAAGTGATTGCCCAACTTGAAACAGTAAGACCTGACCAAGACAGACTTCCGAATGGAAACCCATATCAACCACTTCAGTTTGTACCGAGTTCTTATGGTCCTGTTTCAATACTTTTAAATCCTGACCCACAGGGTACAAACGGACTTTTGAGTTCTGACTCATATATTCAAAGATTTGGTGCTACAAGATTGAAACAGTTATTTCTTGACCGTATTGCCCAAATTCAAATAAGACAAACTATTGGTAGAGCGAATGCTTTCAATGTAAGGAGTGGAACCGACGTTTTGAATTTGGTTACAGGAATAGTACCACTGATTGAGCCGAACTACCAAATTACTTTACCTGCTAATCCAATCATAGCAGCTACGGATTTTGCATTGAGACTTGCTGGAAGTTATATTCCTGTTTCCCCTATACCAGGTTCATATTGGGATACGAGTGTACAGTTGGGCCAACCAACAACAATTCAACAAATAAGTAACGCATTTAAGAACAGTGCAACAGGTAAGTTTTTCAACAGATTATTAGGTGCGAACAAGACTGGTTCACAAATCATGTATAATAACATGGGGGGTGGACAGAAGTCGAGACTTTTTGGAAACATTGATTTCAATAAGTTTAAACCAAGTTTCGAAAGAACTCTTTTCGATAGAAGTGGAGGGGCTCTTGTTGGTGCAACAAGTAATAACAGTAACTTCTATGTTGGTTCAACCACATCTGACCCATCAAGAGTATTTTCTCCCGACGGTCAGATACCTGTTAATGAATTTGGATTGGAACAACAATCCCCTGTGTATGGACCTTCGGAACTAGCCCAACTATATGAAGGACCAAACCAAGAGGTCAAACTTGGTGCTAACGGACCTACGTATTCAAACGGAGGAGGGATAGAGGGTGGATTTACTTGGGTGTCTCCAAAATACAGAGGTAACGCTGGTAAGAAGGTTGGATTAGAGGGAGAAATAATTACACCTGACCAAGATTTCAAACCATCATCTTATAATAAAACAGAATCGACAAACTTTGAATTTAAAGAAGGTTCTATTTTATTTGACACTCAAAGATTAATTGATAGCCAACCTCAAGGAGGAAAAAGACTTCAACACGTTGGAAATGCGATAGACCAAGTAAGTAAAATTTTCCATGACGGATATAAGGAAATGACAAAAGGTTCTAGAGTTCTTGCATATGTAGGGGCGGTAGGACAAGAGATTGGTACAGAATATTGTAGGGTTTTTGCTAAAGACACACCATATCTTCAGTATAACGACTTACAGAAAACAAATGGTATGACTACGGAGGGAAGAAGATTTTCTTATTCTGTTCTAGATAAGACATATAACCTGAACATAGCACCAAACAAAAGAGAAGGTGGTCAAGATTCTTCAAACCTAATCACCGCAGGAAATTCTGCCTTTGCAAAAAAATATATGTTCTCACTCGAGAACTTGGCTTGGAGAACATCCAACACACCTGGTTATACTGTTAATGATTTGGCAGTTTGTGAGAGAGGTCCTAATGGTGGTAGAGTAATGTGGTTCCCACCTTATGGTTTGACCTTCAATGAAAACGTAAGTGCAAACTGGAAATCTAACGATTTCATCGGAAGACCAGAACCAATCTATACATACAACAACACAAGTAGGTCAGGAAGTATCACTTGGAAAATGGTGGTAGACCACCCGTCAGTTCTTAACATGATTGTTAATAAAGTATTGGGTAAAGAATCGAATGCTGAAAGAATCAATAGCATCCTTGATTCATTTTTTGCTGGATGTAGAAAATATGACCTATATGAATTAGCCAAGAGATACTACACGATAAATCCTCAAGATTTGTATGAGTTACAAACAATTATAACTTCGGGAGATTTATCAAGAGAACAATTGGGGGCGGCTGTAAGAACCGTTCAGTCGGGAGTTGAAGGAACAAGAGAGGATGTGAGACAATCTACACCACAAGCATCAACAACTATAGATTTCTCAAGTCTTCAAAATGTCGGATTATTTTTTGATAATGATTACCCGAAAGAAAATGGTTCAACCGATTACACATCACTTTATACTTCTTATATCGGTAGAGAATCCACGTATACTCAAAAATCTCCCGATACTGAAAATTTATTCGATAAAGGGGTAATTCCTAGTTATGAAGCGCTCAATCAGTTTAAGTTGGCTTTGGCTAAAGCTTTCGAAGCAAACCCCGAAGGAACAGTGACTTTGATAATTGATGCAAGTTGTTCTGCACCCGCAACCGATGCCTACAACAAGAGTTTAGCTAAAAGAAGAATAGACTCAATGGTTTCCTATTTCAACAATGACCCTGCCTTGAAACAGTTTGTTAGTTCTTCCCCACAAAGACTTATTGTTAAAGAAGGAACTCCGTTCGGTGAAAACACAAGCTCAACACCAAAAATAAGTAAAACAGATACAGGCCCTTTTGACGTTTCAACTTTTGTTCCTAACGCCCAAACTTTCAACTGTTCTGATAAGAATGCGACAGGTACATTACAAGTTAAAGGAGGAGACCAAGTCGGACCAAGTGATGTTTATACGGTTGGTGCAATGGCTTGTAGAAGAGCATTCATTTCTAAAATAGAATCTACTTTAACACAACCACCAAAAGTACCTACAGCACAACCTACACAACAAGTTCCTACAAATTCACAACAAGGTAATGTTCCACCTAAAACATTTCCAGCGACTGAAGTAGAATTAACTTGGACGGAAAAAGACAATATAACAAAAAGGGTTTTAAGAGGTTTACTTTCCGAATGTGATTACTTTGAAACAATCAAGGAAGAAACACCAATGGTTTACGATAGTTTGAAAGAAAAACTTAAGTTTTTTCAACCAGGTTTCCATTCTATGACACCTGAAGGATTAAACACTAGGTTAACTTTTTTACAACAATGTATGAGACCTGGTGATACAATACCTACAATCAAACAAAAAACCCCACAAAGTGCACCCGAACTTGAGTATAATAATGCTATCAATACCTCATTTGGTACACCACCAGTTTTAATTTTAAGAATAGGGGACTTTTATAATACAAAGATTATTCCAACGTCTTTGTCACTCACTTACGAAGATTTAGATATTAATCCTGAAGGTATTGGTGTACAACCTATGATTGCAAACGTTACCTTACAATTTAATTTTGTAGGTGGAAGTGGTCTCAAACAAGCAGTTGATAAATTACAAAACGCATTAACGTTTAATTACTATGCTAACACAGAAATATATGATGACAGAGCCGATGTTACGGATACAAGTTACAAGGTATTGGACAAAAATTTCCTAAATTCTATTGGTGCACAACCACCAGCAGCCACTAACAATCAAACTCAAAATCTTAATGGGCAATCAAACGCATCAACAATAGGAACTATATTGACTAACTTCATAACAGAGACTAGTGAATATGGAAGAATTTCTTATAAAGAATATATGAACAAATTTGTGGCTGAAACACAAACTTATTTTCAAAACGTAGTTAACAAACAACAAGAAATACTCCAACAATATAATCACGGAATGATGCAAATAGTAACATCCGAGAGAAAATATATAAACGGAAATTTCTTGACCAACGGACCTGACATTATCAAAATTTTAGGAAAACCAGAAAGTATGGAATCCAAAGTGAACAAAATTTTCAAGGACTACGAAGATGATTTGGAAAGTAATAATGAAAATACAATGGATTTGTTCATAAAATGGATGGAGAACCCAAGTAAAAATTTTAATCCAAAGGTTAGAAGACAACTCAAACAAAACATGAAAAATTTTGTTAAGTCAAAAAAAGGAAATTATTTGAGTGCGGCAACCAAAATTGTACAGGATTTGTCAATTCAACAACAAAATCTTTTGGGGTATTTCAGTAGAGCCAACACTTTGATATTCGGTCAAACAATAGGTACCTTGGGAACTGATGGACTACAACAAGCAAACGGAAACGTTAAAGTTTATAATATCTCTGGTACAACAGAGGTATTGAGGACTGCCGATTCATACACTGAAACGTTGGAAGAGTTGAGAGGAGATATTGGAAAGATTGCAGAAAATATAAAAGAGTTCTATACTTTTATATCAACAAATTATTCCTTCAGTTTAGGTAGTACGGATTATGAGGGTAAACTTATATTTGGTGAAAAAGAAGAACAAACTCTTTACACAAACGGTCTCAAAGAAGATGTGTTCTATCCTTTCTGTAAATTACCTGAATTTGAGAGGGATTCATTTAAAAGACAATATATTATTTTTAATAACATAATTGTTGATGATAAGCAATATCAAACATTCAAAGAATTTATTATTGGTAACATTGTAAATAATAAATCTTTATTAGACAGTGGAAGTACAGATTTGGACTCTCAATTCGATGCATATTGGTTAAGAGAAGCCAAACCAAAATTCGAAGAAGAAAACAGATTAACAAAAGATTTTATAAAAAAACAATCTGATTCAGACTTGAAAAACTTTCTGAATTATACTCCATTCCCTGAAAAGGAAAGAGTGTTGGAATATGAAATAACAGACGGTTCGGCTAATCCATCGGCATATGAGGGACAACAAAACTTGATAAAATCATTAGGTGCAACGACAAATTCAAATACGGACGACTCTACATGGAATACTTTATCCGACACACCTGATGCTTATATTTCAAAAGTTAAACTTAACTAATGGCTTATCCTTATTATAACAGATACAGTGAATTTGCAATCAATGGTCAACAGACTGTTGTACCATTTGTACAAATACCGCAGAAGCCAACAGACCAAACTTTTATTTATAAAGTTGGTAGAAGCAGATTAGATAAAGTCTCCCAAGAATTTTATGGGGCACCGTATTACAATTGGTTAATTTTACAAGCAAATCCACAATTTGGTGGTTTGGAAAATACGATATATGACGGAGCAGTCTTGATTATTCCTTTTCCGCTTATACCATCATTACAGGACTATAAAGCGGCAATAGAGAATTATTTTTATTATTATGGCAGGTAACCTGACACCAGATAATAGTGGGAACATATACGTTGATTTCGATTATAACAACATAATTGTTGTTGACCCAAATAAAACAATCGACCCATCATCGAAAAAAATTTCCGAAAGACTCGTGGACCACGAGAATTTGGTTATGTATGCCAACTTGGAAGCTGAATTGTTACCGAGAACAAAACTTGCTGTTGGTGCGACGGGACAAGATGGCATAAGAACGGTATCAATAGCTAAAATAAATTTCTTGAAACCAACTAAAGATAATTTTTTGGGTACAGGTTATTATGATGAACTTACAGGTAAAGACGCGGTTAACTTGAGAGGTCAAAATCAACCAAGACAAGTTGGTGTTGTACCTAAAGATGGGTCAAAACCATATATTATTAATACTGTGTCAAACCCGAACGATGTAATAGACAACGGACTTTTGGGAATAACCTCGATTAACATTAGAACAAGTACATCTTTTATACCAAGTGTCTCTATGACTTTGGAGGACGTACAAGGTAAAGCTTTATTTCAACTTGGAAATAACTCACCTTACGCCGCATTTTTCAATCTTCCTTACCCAGCATTTTATTTAACCCTAAAAGGATATTATGGTCAGGCGATAAGGTACCAATTGAACCTATTGAAATTCAACTCAAGATTCAATTCATATAGTGGAAACTACACAATTGAGTTGGAATTCGTTGGATACAAATTTAATATTCTTAATGAACTTTCAATGGGTCACTTGTTGGCGGCGCCTCACATGTACGCAACAAGATTTGATGTACAACAGTCTACAGAACAAGGCCAAACATCTCAAAATGCTACCGCTAATGCAACAACAGGTAAGGTGGGTGAAGGAACCAATAGTAATGATGCAGTAAGAACACAAATTGTCACAGAAAAAGGATATCAAAAAATTGTGGAGGTATATTCTGAATATAAAGCAAAAAAATTAATCCCTCAAAATTTTCCTGAACTCACATTGGTTCAATTAATGAACAAGTTAGAAAATTTTGAAAAATTAATCAGTCAATCATATCCTCCAGCAAATTTAGAACCACTTACCAATATTAGAAATTACAAGAAAAATCTTGAATCATATTATGCACAAATAAGAAGTGACAACGATTCTTGGTTTAATACTTACATGAATCCAAGACCAATTGTTTTGACTGATAATAAGTTCGCCTATACGTTCAAAAAACTAAACGAAGAACAAAAAGTAACAGCCCTCTCAAAACTTAACGATATAATTTTACTTTCGAATGCTGAATTAGCTAGAAATCCAACATTAGGGTCACCTGATGGAAAGTTTCCAATCACAAATCCTATTTCTATAAACATGATAAGAAGAGGTGTTGTTGCTAGTCAAATAAATTTTATTGCAACAACTCAACAACAATATGGGATTCTTGCACCAACTTCAGACGACATAAGTAAAACTATCAATAATTTGGGTTTCAATACAATAACACAAGAAACTGATGAAAAAGGAAACCCAAAAAAAACCGAAACAATTGCTTTATTTTTCTTCGAGGGAAAGGCTGGACAATATTTTGACTCAACAATATATTCGATGGAGGCTGAAGCAAACAAAAAACTTGCTGAAATAGAAAAAGCTCTTTCAGCTGACTTGGCAAAGAAAATTGAAAGTCAGGCAACAGGGCTTGGTTTTAGTCCTACGGTAAGAAATATAACAGCAGTAATTATGGCGTCTGCCGAAGGATTTATAAGACTTATGGAAGATGTCCACACCAATGCATGGAATGTCAAATATGACCCTGTGAGGAAGGCTGCAATTCTTAATAACCAAAGTTCAGTATTAGGGTCCGATAACGTTGAGTTTTTACCATTAGCAGCAAACGCTCAGCAAGCCAACCAAGGTCTTACAACAGCACAAATACCGGTTTACCCATGGCCACAATTTTTTGTCGAAACTCCTGAAGACAAAAAAGGTAGATTTCAACTCAAATACATTGCAGACCCAACCGTTGTTAATTTGACAAAGGGTTATCTTTTCGACAAATGGCCCGAGGTAGAATTTGTTGAGGAGTATATGAAAGGACTAACTCAAAAATTTAGTGCACCAGTTGCACAACCACCAACAGAGTCTGACCTTGATACAAACATTATGAACTACATTCCATTAGAATTTCCTAACAATGGAATTGCTTATGCGAATAAAGAAGAGATTAAATTCTTTTATGAAATTTGGGAAAGACAGTATGTTGCTGGTTTATATAATGGGTTTGTGAGAGTATTGGGTAATAACAATTTATTCGATGAAATAAACAAATACAATCTTGAAGTTGAGGCTAGTAATATTAAAACAAGTTTAGGGATTAGTTCACCTTATATAACTTTGAAATTGAAAAATTACGATTTGAATTCTGCAAACTATCCCAATTTCCTTGCGAACATATCCAATGGAGGAACATCAAAATCTTATCAGGATTTTATAAGGGACTTTTATGTTACCCCTTATTTGAAAGAACAAACTGAAGAATCTTTTGGAATTTACAATCTTAACCAAATTGGAAGAAGACCGCAATTTACTGCGAAATCAAAAGCTCTTCAACAAATTGTCGAATCAACATTAAACGAACCTACAGTTGTAGACACCTATCCATTTACCGATGAAGAATGGTGTAAACAATATTTGAGTTACAGTGCCATGAGTGAAGGCCAAATGGTATACAACACTAACAAAGTTTTGAAAGTGTTTCCTGTGGCGACAGTCATATCAAATTTCACAGGTCAGACCGACTATAACACAAACAGACCAGTTTCTAATTTTTATTTCAAAGATATAAATAACCCTACTGTTGAGCTTACTACAGATACTCTTATAGAATTTTATAAAACAAGAGAACCAAAAATTCCTACAGAAGGGTTTCTTGAAAGTTTTTCACCGAACCCAAATTACACAGGAACTACCACAACTTCAATTTTGAACACCCCATATTTCATTAATTCAATAATCTACGGAGTACAACAAGAAAAGGCGGACGCAGAATATCCTTACGCAACAGCTGCATATCTGTTTTTGAATTCTTTACCTTTAGCTTCTTTGAAAGAAAGATACAAGACATTTGAGGGAAATGAGATTAAAGACTTGGATTACATAGCAAGTTGTCTGAAAAAGTTCGGGGGTGTCCATAAATTACCATACGCTTGGATTTTAAAAATAGGCTCAATATGGTATAGATATAAGTTATATAAAGAAACCAATGTCGATATTTTAGACACCGTTTGGAAGGATTTCGAATACGTTGACAACTATGACCCGATTACCAAATCTAAAACCAAACTTTATAAATTTGATACCCCAATACCCAACACCGACGGACAAGTTGTAGAAAACGAGATTGTTCTTCAAACCACATCACCCGAAATTAATAAAATAACCACAGGTTTCTATCCTGGTTTGATAAACACCTTTAGTTATTTCTATAATGGAAAAAATTTGTATTCAACATATACAGATAAAGAAATTCAGGT